CTTACTATTTCTACATGGGGTAAATGTCAACCGTGGCCTTTTCATAATCACACCCTTTTTGCTGACTTGACAAATTGACTTGACATTTTTTGGTAGTTTTTGTAAATTAAGTTTCATGAAAATACACTATATTTATTTAACTACAAATTTAATAAACAATAAGAAATATATTGGTCAAAGAAAGTGTCCTGAATTTTACACTCCTGAAAAAGATCCATATTTAGGAAGTGGTAATTTACTTATTGCAGCTGTAAAAAAATACGGTAAAGAAAACTTTAAAAAAGATATTCTGGAATTTTGTAATAACAACAAAGATGCTGATAAATTAGAGAAATATTATTTTGATAAGTACGATGTGTTAAATAAAAGAGAAGAATTTTACAATAGAGCTACGGCTGGTCAATTTTGGAGAGATAAAGGTCATTCTGAACACATGTCAAATAAGATGAAAGAGTTTTATAGTGATCAGAAAAATAAAGATAAAATTTATCTATCTAAATACGGCATGACCCAAAAAGAATATAATGAAAATGTAATTAAACCTAGAGAAGAAAAGAAAAAGTTAGGTAGAAAAATAAAAAAATATAATTTAAAAATAGAAAGATTGAATAAAAAAATTGAAAAAGCTAAATATAAATATTTTAGAGAATTAACCAAAGATTTAAGACAAGAGTACTATAATGCAAAACAACAAGTTTTATGGGCTGAAAAAAGAAAAGATCCTGAATATTTAAGAGCGGTTAGAGAAGGCCAGAAAACTGTTGACTATTCCAAAATAAGAAAAAAAGGACCAACTGGACTTCAAAAAAATAAAAGAAATTTTGCTCCTAAAAAATATAATTCTATTATTTATGATAATCTTAAAGATAAAAATTTATATGTTAAATCTTTTAAAAATAAAAGAAAGATAGAATTATATGTTTCTATATGTTACAAAACTATTGCTGGTCTTGAAAATTCATTAAAAGATATCTACAATGAATTGATTGAAAACAATATAGATATCAGTTTTAAAGATTTACTATCTGAAGCAAAAATAAAATATAGGCATTTATATGAGTAATTTAATTTCACAATCAGAAGCAGCAGAAATAGCAGGGATAACCAGGCAAGGAATGTCATCATTAAAAAAAAATGAGTCATACAATTTCTTTGTAAAAGTTGGCAATAAAGATAAAATCAATGCTGATCATCCTCAATGGAAATCATACCTTGATGATAAAAGGGTTTCAAATGGATTGAGTGTTGTTGAAAATGGTAGTGAAGGACCTGCAGAAAAGAAAGCCGTAAAGAAAAGTAAATCAAAGAGCAGTACAAAGCAAAGTAAGAAAAAAGTTGTAGTGAAAAGTAAATCAAAGAGCAGTACAAAGCTATTACAAAACGAACACCCCAAACAGAAAAACGCTTTAACCGGTGGCTATGATCCATCACTCATGATTCCAACAAGCCCACAACAATTGAAATCTCTTACAGATATCCAAGAAAAGAATATTAACATGAGAGTTAAGCTCTCAGAGCTTATTGATATTGAAATGGTCGTTTCTATTCTTGAAGTGGTGGCCCGTGACATTGGGAGCTTTAGAAATTTAGGTAGAAAGGTATCAACTTTGATTTGTTCCAAGCTTGATTGTGTTGGTATGGAGAAAATTGTCGAGGCTGTGATTGATCCAGAAGTTGCGAGTATTATTAAGATGATTAAAAAGAATATGAGTAAGAATATTGATGTTGAAAGTTATAGGGGGTAGGTGACATGGAAAAGAAATATTTTGACCAATTAGAAGTTGAGCAGTTGAGATTTCAAAATTTGGAATTAAGAAATGAAATGATAGAGTTAAGAAAGCAGAATGAAGAATTGATAAAGGAATTACGAGAATGTAAAAAAGATCATACAAAGTTTGTTTTAAAGCAAATAAAATTTAAACCAATATAGGATATGGTATGAATAAAGAAATTACAATTATTAAAACTTCAGCAATGGGACCAACAGTAGCAAATAAAATGTCTGGTGTAGCATGTGTAAAATGTGGTGATGTAATCACACGACATTGGTGTGAAAATGAAGATTGTTCGAAATGTCCTTATGATAGGAGTGGAATATGAAAATAACAAGAGAGCAAGCAATAAATGTAATAGAATCAATAACAAATCAAGATGATCCATATTGGGATGACTTAATGGATAGGCTAGATTTATATGATGAAGATAAAGACGACTGGCCTTCAATTTTTGATGTTTTTGAAGCTCTTGGAATATCTGAAGAAGAATATAAAAAAGCAACATTATCATAAATGATAAAAAAAAAATTACATAGCCTAACTTTCCCTTTATTACCACTTGAAATACAATTAGAAATGAAAACCTTTCTAACTGATTTCATTTCAGGTATTCCAGAGAAAAACATCAAAGAATCGGTTTCAGAGTTCGCCACTAATGACAGATCCATTGGTGATGGACTCACAGCAAACTTTGGACCTTTCTCATGGTACATAACACCCTTCAATCGTGAGATTGCAGATTGTCTTTCTGATTCATCCCAGGTATTGGAAGTCTATGTAATTAAACCCACTCAGGTAGGGTTCACAGTATCAGTCACGGAAAACCACATAGGATATTGCATCAAGCATGGAATAGGCCCGGGTATCTATGTCGGTGGTGATCAAGCCATGGCAGAAGAACAAATGGTCTTGAGAATTGACGATATGATTTATGAATCGGGGTTGACCGAAAAAATCCGTGAAAATATCACAAAAACCAAAGGCCATGGAACTGGTGACACCGCAAATCGAAAATCATACGGTGGTACGTTCTTCCGTGTGACCGGTCCTAACTCAGAAAGTAAAGCAGCTTCTTTCCCTGCTAGATGGGTTCATTTAGATGAAATGGATAAATATCCGGTAAGGTTGGTGAAAAACGGTGTTGATAGTGGCGACATCGTTATGAAGTTCAGGAGACGACAAGATTCATTTGGAAAGATGAAAAAGACTCTCGGGGGCTCAACTCCAAAGGATCAGAGCATTTCACGCATTGAGCCATTAGTTGAAGAGGGAGACAAGAGATATTACCATATTCAGTGCTTAAATAAGAAATGTGGAAAACATCACCCTTTAACATGGCAGAATTTCAAATGGGATAAAAAAGAAGATGGTTCACCAGATCTACAATTTAAAATGATCGATGGTGAGGAAAAAATTGTAAAAGATCCAACATACCATGAATGTCCATGGTGTGGTTATAAATTAAGACAAAAACATAAATATGATGTATTGCAAGAAAAAGGATATGGCGGTACCGCTAAATGGATGGCATCAAAGAAAGCTGCAAGACCTTTTGTGAGATCCTATGTATTGAATGGCCTTTATGGTTTTCGTGATTGGACTGAAATAATGACAGAGTGGTTAAGAGTTTGCGAAGATCCATTTTTATTACCTGATTTTATAAATGATGTATTAGGTGAAACCACAAAGGAATCTCATGAAAAACCAGATGAACACGAATTATTGCAGTTATCACAACAATTCGAGAAATGGAAAAGGGGCCAGGTAAAGAAAGAGGTTATATTCTTGACCATCGGTGTCGATATCCAGAAGGATCGGATCGAGGCCGGTCTTATGGGGTGGGGCCATCATAAACAGGCATACATGGTTGATTATTGGGTTTTCGAGGGAGATCCGTCTCAGGTCGAGGATGAATCGTGGAAAGCACTGAGTGAGAAGATTTTACAGAAATATAAGCGTGAGGATGGTGTTGAGTTACCGGTGCAGATTGCTTTTATAGATAGACAGTATTTGAGTGAAACTGTTGATATGTTTTGTGAGGGATTTCCTTATGAGCCTAGTGATATTGCCGGGGTTTATCCTGTTATTTCCAGGGATAGTCAAGATAAATTGGTAAAGCACGCAAAGAGCGATATTAAGACACCTATTGTACAGATACATGATCAGCAGTTCAAGAGAAGCATTTATAATATTTTGAAAAAACGACCAAATGGTCCAAATAGCTATCCATCATTCTATTTTCACTTTTCTGAGGAATACGGACCGGATTTTTATAATCAGTTGACCAGTGAGGAAATAGTACCTGTTAAGGTTCGTGGAGTGGTTAAGGGATATCATATATTGAACACTAAGCAAAGAAGAAATGAAGTTCTTGATGTGGTGAAATATAATGCAGCTGCTTTCCAATATGCAATGGATAAGTATTTTACTATTTTGAATGATCATAGAAGATTGCATAAAATGCCTGAACTCCAAGAGAGTTCAAGCGTTTTTATGGATTTTATGAGTCAGGTTTAATCGGTGAGAGCCGGAATGGTGGTTCCGGCTTGTTGGTGGGTTATTTCTATTTGTAATAAATTTTATATCTAAATTGAGTAAAACCATTACTCAACACGACACAATCAGAAATAATATTTATAATATTTTTTCAATGATTTTTTCCTGATCAATTATTTTATTTAATTCTACTTCTTCAGTGTCCCTTTTTGTTGGGGAAAGACCTACTACAACATTAAGTATTTTAATCATAATTTTATATCCCTATATTTTTAAATTATCCCCTTTGATATTATCTCAGGGGAGAAAAGGCTATTGTTTAAAAATTATCCATTATTTCATCAAGATCATCACAAAGTCTTATAAATGTTTTTTCTGGTAGTCTTTTTTCTAATTCTGATATTGTATAAGCAAAAACTATATCAGATCCATCTTCTAGTGAAATAACAAGTTTCTTTGACATTTCTTTTAATACTTCTGTAGTTTGTTCTGCTATTCTCTTGATAATTTGATTTTTCATTTGACTTCCCTTTTCTCTTTTGTTTTAAGTAACTCTCAATTACTTATAAACATAATATAACTACAAACAATAAAGTTGTCAACTCTTTTCTTCTTTTTTTTAAGTTTTTTTACATTTTTTCGAAAAAAAAGAGAGCTATATAATATAACTCTCTGAAAAAATAAAAAAAATGAACAAAATGGTAAATTTTTTAGACTTTTACATGTTAAATCAATGTTATGTGTATGGTCAACCTATATTTATACTTGACTAATATTATGTCGTATTATATT